CTGCTGGTGGACCCTTACACCAACAGCACCTCCGGCACTGTTCGGGTGGTAGCGATGCAGGATGTGGACATTGCTGTTCGTCATCCTGAGTCCTTCAGCCGTGGCAACAACACCCTCTGATTATGTTGATCCAAGTCCTACGGCAAACAATGCTGGCAGGCGCGGTGATCCGTGTTGGGGAAGTCCTTGAGGCTTCTCCTTCGGATGCCAAAATGCTGATCGGCATTGGCAAAGCTGTTGCAGCCACCGCAGTGGTGGCATCCATTCCTGAACCCATCAAACCAACACCGCCCAAACGGAGGGCTAGACAATGACTATTCACAACCTGGGATCGAAAACCGATCTGCTTGAGCTTCACAACAACGCAGTCGTTACTGCAACCGGCGCTGGCACCCCTGCCAACGTTGACCTGTTGGATTACGAAGGCGACGTTGCCTTTGTTATTGACGCTGCTGCGGCTGGATCTGGTGTCACCTTGGTGGCCAAGATTCAAACCAGCAACACCACCACAAGCGGCGATTTTGTTGACGCCACTGGCGGCGGCTTTACTGCTGCTGCTGCCAACACTGCCTTTCAAGAAAAGATCTACCTGAATAGCAACGACCTCCGTCGTTATGTTCGGGTGCTTTTCACCGTGACAGGTGGCACTGGTACTGGCGCTGTTTCAGTTGTTGCTCTTGGTTCCAAGAAGTACGGCTGATGGCATTCACCGAGAACCTTGAAGTGTTCTTGGCAGACTTCGGCGTCAGCTGCTCAGCTGGCGCCGTTTCTGCATTGGGCATCTTGGATATGCCGGGCCAAGTTTTGGCTGGTGGCATGGTGATCAGCACTGACTACACCTTGACCGCCAAAGCTTCTGATTTTGGCAGCCTGCTGTATGGCGACTCAATTGTGGTCAACAGCGACCTCTACAGCGTCCGAGAGGTTTTGCTGCTTGACGATGGCCGGATGATGCAAGCGGGCTTGCAGCTTGTCGCAGCAGCCGCGCAGGCGGTTTATGTGCCCGATGTGTTTCAAGCTGGCGTCTACGTCTAAAGTGACCTTAAACAGGCCGATCTCATGAGCCTTGATCTAGTGCGGCGATTGGTGAAGGGTTCACCGCTAACCGCTGCTGAGCATGATGCAAATCTTGACGAGCTTGAGGACGCAATCGAGCTGGAGCTGACGCGCGGCCAGGTCAGCAAGATGGACTCCGGCACCATCACGATCACCACGCAAAGCGTCTACGTCTCCACTGGCCTGACCGGCACCTTTGACACCACCACTGCCAATGGCATGACGCTTGGCACCACCAACACCTTTGCGGTGAAGAACACCAGCGGTGCCACCAAGCTGATGCAGATTTACGGCAGCATCGACGCCAAGACTGCCACCGGCAACAACAAGGTGCTAGGCATCAAGCTTGCCAAGAACGGCACCGCGATCGATCAAACCGAATGCCGCGCCTTTACTGGTTCCGGCGCTGAGGAAGCCAAGCTGGTGACCAACTGGATGATCAGCATGGCCGCCAACGACGAGGTGGCGCTATTCATCGCTAATCAATCCGGCACAGAAAACATCACCCTGGGCCGCGCTCGTCTCGTCGCCGTAGAGGTGCGCTGATGGCCACTAAGCGCGAGCAGGTGCTGACCGCTATTCGCACGGCGCTCACGGGCACCACAGGAGTGGGTACGCGCATCTATCGCAGCAGGGTGGAGCCGCTGGCCCGGCAGGAAAGCCCCGCGATTGTTGTGGAGCCCGTATCCGACACCGCAGCGCAGAACACCAGCCTGCCAACTTTGGACTGGAGCCTGACTGTACGGGTCGCTGTCATTGTGCGCGGCAATGTGCCAGACCAGATGGCTGATCCGATTGTGTCAGACATGCACAGCAAGCTGATGGCCGACCTGACCTTGGGTGGCTATGCCATAGACATTCAACCTCAAAGCGTTAGCTTCGAGATGGTTGAAGCTGATCAACCTGCCGGGGCCATTGCTTGCGATTATCTGGTGCGCTACCGCACCAGCGTCACTGATCTGACAACATCCTGACCGCTACTATGATTGATGAATACCAAGGCCAGGGCGGGTCCTACCTGCTTGATCCTAAAACCGGCAAGCGAAAGCTCACTGAGCGGACAGAGCCGGCCCAATCCTTTACTCCTGATGAGGTAGAGAGCAATGCCGCTCCTGACACGCAAACGCCTGATCCTGGCAAAGACTGAATCCGTCTACGGCACGGACATCACGCCATCTGGCACTGATGCAGTGTTGGTGCGCGAGCTTGAGATTACACCGCAGGCCAGCGACACCGTTGAACGTGAGCTGGTGCGGCCGTATATGGGCGCATTCCAGCAGCTACTGGCTAACACTCGCGTTGAGGTCACCTTTCAGGTTGAGCTGGCCGGCAGCGGTACGGCGGGCACTGCACCGCGCTACGGCTCGATCTTGAAAGCTTGCGGCTTTAGCGAGACGGTGGTTGCTACCACCAGCGTGACCTATGCGCCAATAAGCAGCAGCTTTAGCTCTTGCACGATCTACTACAACGTGGACGGAACGCTGCACAAGCTCACCGGCTGCCGTGGCACCTTCACGCTCAATGGCGAGGTGGGTGAAATCCCCTACATTGAATTTGAAATGACGGGGATTTACAACGCACCAACGGCTACGGCGCTGCCTGCTACTACCTACACCAATCAAGCAACTCCGCTGTTGTTCAAAAATGGCAACACTACCAGTTTTCAGTTGTTGAGCTACTCCGGCTGCTTGCAGTCAATTGAGCTTGAGATGGGCAATGAAATTGTGTACCGGGAACTGGTTGGCTGCACTAAGGAGGTGCTGATCACTGACCGCCAAGTGACGGGCACTGCAATGATTGAAGCGGTTGCTCTTGGCACGAAAGACTATTTCGCCGCTGCCATAACCGAAGGCGCGCTGGGTAACCTGCAATTTACGCATGGCATCACCGCTGGCAACATCGTTGCCGTAAGCAGCACAGCTATTGACATTGGTGACGTAAGCTACGAGGATTCGGACGGCATCCAGATGCTGTCGATTCCCGTCATTGCGGTCCCTGGCAGTTCAGGCAATGATGAGATTTCACTGGTCTTTACCTGATTCCGCATGGCATTCGTCCTCAAGCAATCGGCCACCTACAAATGGCCGGTTGCCTTTCGTGTCCCAACCGACGGTGGCAAATACGACAAGCAATCATTTGATGCTGAGTTCAAGCGATTGCCGCAATCGCGCATCAATGAAATCCAAGTTGAAGTGCAGGCGCGAGCGCGTGCAGCTGAAAAAGGAGAACCAATTGAATCTGACATTAGCGACATCTCCATTGCTGAGGAGGTATTGGCTGGTTGGTCTGGCGTGGTGGATGATGATGGCGATGAGATTGCCTACAGCGAAGCCGGCCGGGTTGAGCTGCTAAACGTGCCGATGATGGCCGGATCGATCATTGAGGCATACTTTGACAGCGTGGCGGGTAAGAAGACAAAAAACTGATAGAGGCTGCGCGGTACTGGGTGAAGGGTGGAGTCATTGACAACACCCCTGACGACGCTGCAGCCTTTGGCATTGACCTAGGAGAGCCTGTTGAGCCTGAGCACTTCGAGGTAGAACCTGAGGTGTGGGATGCAGTGCAGATGTTCTTGCGGTGTCAAACCCAGTGGCGTGCCGGACCATCGGGATTGATTGGGTTGGACTACCTAGCGCTTGATCTTGGGTTTAGACTCTATGGAGCAGAAGACCCGCCGGCAATGCTGGAAGCCATCCAGGTGATTGAAGGCGAGGTCCTGACCCTGATCCACGATCGGAAGAACTGACCATGGCGCTCAATATGGATGCTGCCGTCAAAATCAAGGCCAGCGTTGATGGCTTGTCAGAGATTACAAGTCTTAACAAGGCGCTAGGTAATACTGAAAAGCAAGCCAAGGAAACGGGCGGCGCCTTGGGGCGTATCAAGGGAGCTGCTGGTGGGCTATCTGGCGCATTAGGAGGATTAGTGCCAGCTGCTGGCCTTGCTGGCCTTGCGGCACTTGGCAAGCGATCTATTGATGCAGCAGACAACTTGAATGATTTAAGCCAACGTACTGGCGTTGGAGTTGAAAGTCTCAGCCGTTTTGGCCGAGCAGCTGAAGATAGTGGCACCAGTCTTGATTCTGTTGCCAAGTCAATGGGCAAATTAGCCAAGGGCATTGTTGACCCAGCCAGTCAAACCAGCGAAGCATTGAAGTCGATTGGCATCAACTCAACTGATGCAAGTGGAAAAATACGCAGCATGGATGCAGTGATGCTTGACATTGCTGACAGGTTTCAAAAGCTGCCAGACGGCGCAGAAAAAACAGCGCTAGCCATGCAGTTATTTGGCAAATCAGGAGCAGAATTAATCCCAATGCTTAACGGTGGCCGTGAAGCTTTAAGTCAATACTCGGCAACTATTGACACAGAAATGGCTCAAGCTGCTGATAAATTCAACGATGCCATAAATGCCATTGGTGCATCAGTAGCAGGACCATTCAACCAAGCGATCACGGCATTATTGCCTTTCATTACTCAGATGGCGGAAGGTATTGCAGGTATGGCGCAAGCATTTAGCGCGTTGCCTGCACCAGTGCAAACTGTCGTAGGAGTGATCGGTGCATTGGCAGCCGCCTTTATCGTGCTGGCACCAGCCATCACTGCAATAGCAACAATTGCGCCAATCTTCACCGGCATTGGTGCAGCCATTGCAGCAGCAAACATAGGTGGATTGATCGCGGGATGGCTGCCGGTACTTACTGGATTAATTGGCACACTCGGCACAATTGGTCAAACACTAATCGCGGTGTTCAGTGGCCCCGTCGGCTGGGTCGCGCTTGCAGTTGCAGCTGGTGTTGCGATCTACGCCTTCCGCGATCAGATCGGTGATGTGTTCAATGCTATTGGTGGGATACTGCAAGCAGGAGCGGCTGTTTTCAAATCGATGTACATTGACCCAGTAGTTGCTGCGTTTACACCTCTTGCTGAATTTATCAATACAAGTTTCGTGCAGCCGATGCAAGCAGCACTTACTCTGCTAGGCCAAATTTTGCAGGAAGTAGCTGCTAACATCAAAACTATGTTTATTGATCCGGTAGTCGCTGGGTTCACGGCTGTTGTTGAATTTGTAAATACTAATGTTGTGCAACCTATTAGCGATGCGTTTAAGGGATTAGTGCAAGGGATTGGTGATACGTTTAAATCAGTAACCCAAGCAATTACAGCACCATTTGAAGCTGCATTTCAAACAGTGCGCGGTATTGTAAACAGCATATTGCAAGGGATTGCTGGTGCAATGAATGGTGTTATCAGAGCAATTAATAACTTAATCCAAGGCGCTAACAGAGCATTGGCAGCTCTTAAAATGCCACAGATTCCTTTTGTCCCAGAAGTAAAAATCCCCCAATTT